CAATGCTTTTTGTTCTTCTTCATGTTTGAGATTGTAATAGGCTATCCACATAGAAAATTCTTCTACTGGCATTTGCATTATTTCGCTAATAGTTTTATGTAGCTTTTCTGCTAAGAAAAAATGAAATCTGAAATTTGAATCAGAATTTAGTTTTTTTTTAAGTCTTTAGTATTCGTATCTGAGGAAAGGATTTGACTAGCAACTCTGCTAATAACATCTGGGTCAACAAACTTCTTCATTCTAATCTTACTTTCTAAATCAAACATTAACTCACCATCTTTTGTTTGTGCCTTTTTTACAATGACATCAATTAAGACAGTTAAGTCGTTATCACTAGAGCCTTTAAAGATTTCTGATTTTTCTAAAAGTGTAAATGGTTTAACATAAATGGCATCTTCGCCTGTTAATCCCCATTCTTCTACTTCAATAATTTTAATCTCTTGGTGCTTAAAATGATTGATAGCACCTTCAAGATAATCTTTCTTGGGCATATAGATTAGACTGTTGTATGTGTGACGCCACCAGTAAATTGAACATTAAATGTTCTACTGATTACACCATCCATTGTCACTGCTACTGATGCACCTGTCACTAAAGCAGTGCCAGTATAATAAGCATCACCGCTATCTGCACCTTCAGGATAAAGATTTAATGTGACAGAAGCACCGACATCAAGGCTTTCTTGACCTGATGAATCTGTTTCATCCCAATGGCATTCAATAGTACCAGTGGCATCTTTTCTTAGTGCAATATAGGTTTTTGCAGTATCAGTTAATGATGTATCTTCAACAGTATCGTTAGTTTCGTCAATGTTAAAACCTATTACTTCAGCTACAGTTGCTGATGCAATTTTGACTACTCCTGCGGTTCCGACGTGTGTTGCCATTCGTTTACTCCTTCGTTATTTGTTTCTACCTTTTTTTTAGATTTGGTAGGTTTTTTTTCTGCTTCTAGTTTATAACCATTAGCAAGAAACTTGTCTATATTATTATCCCATACTTCTATGGAATTACCATCTTTGTATAGCTTTACTCTTTTAGCCATTATGCTGTACCTCGTACAAATTCATAAAATACTCTTACCACAATTCTTATTCCACCCAAAGGATATAATGTGCCTTCATCTGAACTAACTTCTACTATTTGGCTATTAAGAGAATTACCACCTCTAGTCCTATCTACATCAAGTGTTTCCTCTATAACCTCAATTAATTGATTGCGTTTTGTATCTAAATTAGTTTCTGTGCCTTTGACATAACCCACTAAAACATAATCTATTGTACCACTTCTTTTTCCTGCCGCAGTATCACCAAGAGTATAATCCTCTCGTACCTCGTCACCTGTAGAAATATAAATAGCAGGAAATTGAGGGTCAGCTAATTGTTCAGGTTCAAAAGGTTCTCTAGTAATTTTTTTTAATTCAATAGGTGAACTTACTGCATCTAATACAGTAATAATATTTGCCGCTATATCTTCTCTAATACTCATAATCTCAGTTCTCTTTCTAACACATTAAAGAATATCTTTTCAATATTTGTTTCTTCTTTTTTACTTATTCTAAAAAAGGGTCGGATAACTTTGCTTTTACCAACACCTGCAACATCATGAAAAAATGCTTTTTTATTAGCTGATGCTTGTCTAAAAAATAATTGACCTTTACTAGGGGTGACTTTGCTTGTTAATGAACTAAACATTTGTCCAGTATCAGTCAAATCAACAACACCAGATTCTTTAACTAATCTTCTTTTATATTTAGATGAATAAGGTTTAAATGCCCTCCCTCTAAAGTCTACGCCTTTGCTTTGGGTACGTTCTTTAATAGAAGAAATCTCAAAAGCTGTTGCATTAGCTAAGGCTCTTTTAATTGCTCTTTGTACTTGTTTAGAAACTTTTTTTACTGATTTACTTACTTGAACAGAATTGTCCTTAATGCGAACATTCGCAACCATTAACGAACTAATCTTAATGTATGTATGGGTTCTTTTTCACTAGCGGTGACTGTATCATCACCATCTTCATTATATTCTACGCCATCACGCAATACGGCTTGGAACTCCTCTGAATATTTTGTTCTGTAGTGTGCCATTTGTACTTGAAATGCATCTTGTCCATCACCACCCTGTGGGTCTTTCCATTTAGTCAAGATAGGATAAATATATTCTGCTAAAGCTTTATAAACTACACTTCTAGTCCATTGTGCATTTGTTAATTTAGAACTATCTAATTCTAGTGTAGTGACTTTAGTAATATCTTTGTATCTAACTGTATGGCGGTATCTTTCCCACCATTCTTCTCTAATCTGTCTAATAACATCATTCTCAGCTTGTTGTAAGGGTGCATCAAAATCATTATTGCTATCTAGTAATCCATAGTCCTCTATATCTGGAACATAATTTTTAATATCTGTTATCGCTACTGAAAATTCTGTGGTTGCCATTAATCTTCTTTCTTCTTCCTAGTTCTTTTTGGTTTTTCTTCAGCAGGTTTATTATCTACTAAATCAAATCCTCTTAATTTCCAATGGATTAAATTTTTTTCCCAATCAAATTTGGTTCTTGTAATTATTTTATCGCCTTTTTTTAATTTAACTGTTTGCATTATAAACTCCTAATAGCAGGTGGGGATAAACCCCACCCACAAACATATACTACTGGATTGATGAATCAAAGTGCATTTCTACACCATATGAATCATGTAATTCGCCTACACCATAAACAGCAGTAGCAACAATCTCGTCTGCTCTTAGAGAAGCATCTCTTTGAGTTTCAATCTTGATGTCCTGCATCATAGCTAAGGCTAATGCATCCTTATGGAATACTGCACCTTTGTAATCACCTGCATTACCTGTATTAGCCATATTTGAAGTTTCAAATACTGTAATACCTGCAATCTGACCTACATAACCTGAGCGTAGTGCTTCGTTCTGTAAATCACCTGCATTTGGATTTGCAAATGTGTTTGTTAAGTTTGCTTTTAAGTCATAAGCAATCTTTGGATGTAATACTGCATAACACTCATTTGTTGGCAGTCCTGCCGCTCTTAGAGTTGATGCCGCATTGAAGATAGAAGAAGCCGCAATCGCTCCAGTTCCGTCACCTAAAGTGACTGAGAAACCATCAAATAATGCGATTAAATCTTCGTCCATTTTCTTTGCAATACCTTCACCAAATAATCTACCGATATCAGCCGCTACGTTTCTTGGTGCGGAGTTTCTCGCTAAATCAGTTAGTGTTGTCATTACGCCAACCTCAGATGCAGTGATTGTCACTGAACTTGGGTTTACTGCTGTGTTTGATAAATCAGTTGCTTCTGCTACACCTGCCGCCGCAATAGCTGAATAAATCGGTACTTCTACGGATTTACCACCACCTGCGATTGTGTAGTTCTTAACTAAGTTCTTCATTATAGATTGCTCTTGAATTACGAACTCAGCTTCAGCAACGATTTCTGTATATAGTTCACTTAAAGTTGAACTTGTGCTTTCGTTTGCCATTGTTATTTACCTTTCGTTTATTTTTTTAAGTTAATATGAGTGACACTGTCTCTAGATTTACGATACTCTGCGTATGCTTTTCTATCAGCAGGATTACTCATGTCTAAGTCCGAAATATTTAAAGTCTTATTCGTATTTGACTGACCCACATTAGCTACACTTCCGCTCCCAGAAGGAGTTGCGCTTTGAAAGTGTGCGTTATGCGTTAAAAACTCTTGTACAGCCTCATCAACTGTCAATAAGTCACCATCCTTGTTATATCTTGGAGTTCCAGAATTATCAACAACTTCTACTTTGCCATCTTTATTAAGATGAACACTATTCTTTAGTAGAGATTTGATTTGTTCTGGATTGATGGCTTTATGCTTTGAAGCGGCATTGATTAATTGCTTATCAACTCTTTCATCTCTGAGTTCTGCTTCTAACTTATTTAGTTTATCATTATATTCTTGAGTTTTCTTTTTGATAACTTCATCAAACTTACCTCGCTCAAGTTGTTTTTCTTCTTCAGCTTTTCTTCTTTCATCAATAGCTGATTTTACATCATCTAATGAACCTACTCCTAGTTCATTAAGGATTTTCTGTTCTTGACGATAAAGTCTGTCTTTGACTACTTTGTCAATATCAACTTGTTTTGGTTGAGGTTGTTCTACTGGTTGTTCTTGTTTTACTTCTACATTTTCTGTTGTTGTTGCTTCCACCTGTTCCGTTTTATTCTCGTCAGACATAATTATAACTCCTTTATTAGTTATTTATTTAAGAGATATATAAAAAAATACTATTCTTCAATCAAATTTTCCCATTCAGGGTCGTATGGGATAAAGGAATGACGACATCTATAGCCCACCTCTATTGATAAATGGGTCTGTTCCTGACTTTCCTGCCCATCTAGTAGAACCCCAAGTATCTATCGCTTCTTGCTCAGTAAAGACTTTATTGAGGTTGGCTCTACAAAAGGGTCTAGTAGTAATAATATTTGTGCCTGTGTATTTGTAAGATGTAATCCCTGCTTCATTAGCTTTGTACTTAGTAAACTGTCCGTCAAACTGCATTAAACTATCATGTGCCATTTGACTTGCGTATCTACGCATATTGTTTCCATAAACATCAGAAGCATATTTAGATTGCAGTGTTTCTTTAGCAGTAGTGACTTGTGCTTTGATACTTGGGTTGTTGGAGTATCTATTCTTATCTATAAAATCTACTAGGTTGTTTATTTCTGTTTCATCACTTCTCTGGTAAACGCCATTTATCTTTGCTCTAATATTTTTAACCATTTGATTAAAGTCTTTGCCTACAATAGCTGACTGATAAACCTCATTGGCTAATGTGTCTAGGTAGGTGTTTGCAATATCCTCAAACCCACTAAAAGATAAAAACTTTAGTTGGTTAATGACTTCAAGATTAGGTTTCGTTAATGACTTAAATCTTACAGGGATAGGTAGTGGTTTAATAAACTTTTGATATTCTTTTATAACTTCATCATATTCACTACGGATAATATTATCTACTTCCGATAAATAGTTTTCTTCAATTAATCTTTTAAGGTTGGGTCTTAGTTGAATGGCTAGTTGGGTGGTTAGCTTTTCACCACCTGCGGTTGACTTAGTTAAGTCAGCAATAATATCATCTTCAAGTTTTTTAAGTACGCCAATAACTCTTTCTTCGTGACTATCAATTAATTGTTTAGGATTTCCTGCTTTGCCATTCATCTGTTTATATATCGGAAATCTAGCAGGTGCAAGAAGTGTGCCTAAGCACACTCCCCTGCTAATTCTACAAAGTTATTCCAACTTGGTGATTTTACGGAATTTCCAGATTTTTTCATATTATGAAATCTAGTTGGAAATTTTAAGAAAAATGTTCCTCTACTACTAAAGTGTGTTTCTACTGTTGTAGAAATTTCTGCTTCTGCGTTAGAAGAAGTTTTTACTTTAATAACAGTTTCTGGATAGCTTCTACCACCAAGATAAACATTCTTTAATTCAAATGTTTTAATTTCAGAAGCATCATTAACATCTTTTACCTTTTCAGATACTCTTGTTAAATAAAAATCAAAAACCTCGTTAGCATAAGTATCTGCTTTTGCGGTAATAATTTCAATTAAACTTTCATCACTCTTAACAATAAATCTCTTATACCAAGTTGGTTTAAAATCTCTTTTTTCTTTAATAGTTCCGTCTTCAAAACAATCTTTAACTAAAAAATAATTGTTAAAATAAGAAGGTAATGTTTTTTTAGCAATACCTATCCACTTATAAACAATAGAATTACCATCATGGGTAGCGTTTTCTTTGATAAATCTTTTAACATTATCAAATTCGCTTTTAATCCATTTTTCTTTAAATTGATTTTTTAAAGTTAAAACTTCCTCATTAAAGTTTTTAAGATAATTTGGGATATTAGCCATTTTCTGTACTCCTGTTTTGTTAATCATTATAAATAATTTATATTTTTTTTATAATAATGCAACAGGAAAAATAAGCTATATTTTAAAACCTTTTTTCCAAGATTGAACTGCCCAATAAGCAGGTGATAGGTTCTTTTGACCTTTTACTTTGGCTAGTATGGGTCTAAATCTAGCCATGAAACTTCTTTGTCTAGCAGGAATATTTTTCTTTATAGATAGGTTAGGGTCGCCAAATCTAACAACTTTAACATTGCCAGTTGCTTTATTCTTTACATAAACACCAAACTTCTTTGATTTGCTTGGGGTTCTGAATGGCTTATTCAGCTTTACTTGACGACCTCTATAAGTAGCCATTATTTCTTTTTCTTTTTCTTCTTCATAGTAGACTTCTTTGGCGGTCTACCTCTTTTACTTCCGTATGTTCCTTTTCCTTGTGGCATTGGCTTATCCTTTCTTCATAATGTTTAAAACATAATAGTTCTAACATACCATATCTATAATTAAAACCTATACAGGCAAATTTACCACAAAAGCATTTCTTTTGTCCATGTTGTTGATGTGTCCAGTTATAGAAATCATTAACTGAAACAGTCTTGCCTTTTACTTCTTCTTTTTGCGTAAGTCTAAGTCGTGTTTCCGACTACCTCTTAGAAAGGAGTTTACTCTACCCATAGCCCAAGCAGCCATAGGAACTCTGCGACTACCTGCTGATAAAAATGCACCCTGTCCTCTGCGGTACACTTTAGCTAGTGTTCCATATGTATATCTTTTAGATGCCTTTGCTTTTCTTTGTAAGGTGGCTTTAACTGTAGCTGATAATGGTTTTCTTCTTACTGCCATTATGCTTTAGTCCTTGAACGCAATAATGACATTGGGATGCGTTTCCCTGCTTTATATAATGCTGATACTCTTTTGATTAGTGATGCACGTTTTTGTCTTTTAGCACCTTTAAGACCTGATAGATATTTCTTAGGTACTTTCGTTTTTTTATCTTTGGGAACTTTACGCTTCTTCAACTTCTTCACCCTCAATAGTTGGAGTTGAGAATTGACCAATAGTGATTGCCTTAGCATCTATTTCACTATCTATTGTATTAATCTTTTCATCATCATCTACAACCTGCTCTTGCAATCTGTTTGTCTACTTCTTTTAAGAAGCTATCTGATTGAACACCACTAGCTTTTGCTTGTTGTAGGAATTGTAAGTCACTAGCATAATCTCTAAGGTTGAAACTATCAGGATAAATAATTTCACCATCAAATGTTTGGTTCTGCCATTCAGCAAATAGTTTCCAGATTTGTTCTTCAGCATTTTGTAAGTAATCAGCTTTCTCAGATAATCTAGCGTTTAATAATTGAAACTCTGTTTGTAAAGCGATACCAGATTGTATTCTATCTTGGGTTGCTCTGACTGCACCCATATGTGTAATTCTATTAATAGCTTCTACCTTCATGTTAATATTATTCATGATGCCATCTAATGACTGTGATGATGGTTGGATAAGATAAGGTTTTAAATTAGGCTCTAAATCTTCTGGCATTTCAATAATAGAACCTGCACCTGCACTAGCCTCTACATTAGGTGTCTTAACTAAACTTGGGTGGTTAGATAATCTTACTAATTGTTCAATCTCGGAGTAATCATTATAGATAGCTTTTTGTAATTCAGCTACGTCATTAAGGTCAGACATACCAATGCCTCGTCTTTGTGATTTTTGATTGTAAAGAATAACCGCAGGAACTTTTCCTAATTGGTTTGGCATCTCATCAACAAGCATAGGTTTAGCAGTTGAATACCCTTTGTTAAAATCTTTTACTCTGTATGTAGAAATATCTTCCATTGTCCAAACTCTAATAGTTGCTACATCTTCAAATAAATCTTCTAGTAGTGTTAATGATGTTAAAACATATCTACCATTGATTGAACGTTCAAAATTCCAATTTAAGACATTCTCAGGTGTGTAAAGGCTCATGTAGGGTCTGATGTCTAACTGTATTTCTTCTGCTCTAGTTTGAGTTTGTACCGCAGGTTTATCTAGTATTGCCCAACAAGTACCATAGATAGATGCATTGACCTTGCATTTCTCTAATGACGTTATTGAAAGACCTTCCGTCTAAATCAGCATCATCAATAAAGCTTTGTAATTGTGCATCACCAGTTAATGAACCATAATCTCTTGTTGGTGGTACTCGGAATAAGAAAGACGAATAGATTTGCACCACATTTTTACAATGATTATCAATAGGGGTATTTTCTGCTCTTTTAAGATACTCCTCATCAGTTTCTAGGATGTATCTATTTAGCTGATAGCCATCTTGATAGTCCTGTCCACCGAGATATGACATTAAATGAAAATGCCAATCCTTAAACTTTTCTTCGTAGTGTTTATGTCTTTCTGTTAAAAATTCTCTACTGTATAATGCCATTAACTCCACCTCTTGGGTTTGCTTGGTGTAAACTGTCTTTTGACTGGGTATAAATATTCCACTAAATATCCTAATGCATCATTCATATGGTCATAATTGTTGTCCTTGTCAGGCACAGTTGTTCCTTCTTTATAAATTTGTCTTTCAATGCTTTTTAACATAGTTTTACAATTTTTGGCAACAAATAATGTTCGTTCACCTATTCCGTTCTTCAATTTAGTATTCACTGCATTTATTCTATCTCTAATCAGTGGATGATTGTTTCTTACTCGTAAATGAAATCCTGCATTTTTTAAGATAGCCAAATCAGTGACACCACCTGCTGATGTTTTTCTTTGCTTTGACGCAGGGTCAGGATAAATAAATATATGCTTATCCTTAAATCTATTTTTGATTTCTTGTACCATTTCGTCAGTATTAGAACTATAGATAACAATTTCTTCATAGAGATAAATATTATTACCTTTTAACTCACATATAACTGCGGACATTGGGTCTATATTGAAGTCCATGCCAATATGTATTTCATTAGTGTCAGGTACATAATTATCCATGACATTCTCTTTTCTATCAAAGTTGTAATAAATCTGTCCTGCATAATTAACAAATGAACCCATGTATTCTTGTTGGAATGTTCGTTCATCTAGGTCTGCTTTAGCTTGTTCTATTTCTTGTGGTGATACTCTGCCACCATCTAAGGTAGTAAATTGAAATGATGCCCAATTATCTGGGTCTTCATCAGCTTTGGTAAATAAGTTATAACTCCAGTTTCCATATCCTCTAGGTGTACCACAGAATAAAGCACTACCATTTCTATCACTTAAGGTGGGGCGGAGTATTTCGTACCAAGTATTTTCTCTAATATCTGCGAACTCATCCATAATTAAAAAATCTAATCCTACACCTCTAAGGCTGTTCTCATTATCAGCACCCCTTAATGATATAGTTGAGCCATTTCTTAATGTGATAGTCAAGTCAGAGTTATTGACGGATTTTACCCATTTATGTGCAGTTAGTTTTTCTATTAAGTCAGTCCAAACAATCGTCTTAGCCATTCTATAAGTGGGTGCTACATACCAGACTTTACGTTTTGGATATCTGCTAAACTTAGCTATCTCTGTGACGGATAAAAAAGTCTTACCCCATCTTCTTCCTGCTATGATTGTTCTAAATCTTTTATCACATTCAAGAACTTGTTTTTGAGGTCTACTTAGTGGCACTTTTTTCCCATCTAAACTTTTCTTGATAATAAACAGCTTGAGTATTTCTATTATTTCTAGTTTCCCAACCTTTGGCATTTTTTCCTAATGGTTTTGTTGTATTGACATTATCCCAACCTGCACCCCTTAAACTAGCACCACCTTCAGATGTGAGAGTATAAGTTAATATTTTTTTACCACCCATTTGTAGCCATATATTCCAACATTTATTGTATAAAAAACTACAAGCATTTTTAGGTGAGGGTTCTTTAATACACAATCTAGTTATTTCAGCAACTAAGGGTTTGTCTAATTTTCTAGCTATTGGTTTGCCTACAACAGCAATACCAACTAATTTATTATCCTTAATACAACCTAAAGAAAACTTATGGGCAATAACCTTTTTATTATGCCTGTGATGTTCTGTGATAAATTTATTAGCTTCTTTAAGAGTAAGTGGAATTACTGAAAATTCTTTAGCCACTAATCTACACTAAATGGTAGTGGTTCATTCTCATCAGATACCATTCCACCATCTGATTGACCCAGTTCATTCTTGCCTAGCCATATAGCCATAGTTGCATTTCCATTCTCAGCTATCTTCCATTGTATCTGTCTTAGACGTAGTTTTTTCAAACTTCTGCCTTTTGTAAGATATTCGGAATAACTCTTTCTAATAGTCGCTTCATTACAATTAAAGAAATCTGCAATCTCAACATTAGTACAACCAAATGAAGCTAATTTTTGAACTTCCTCCCCATTGATGTTTAGTTTCGGTCTTGCCATTTTGTCCTCTTTTCATGCGTAGAGTGTACGCTAATTGCTTTATATCAATAATAGACACTATTAATCAATTTATTTTTTCTGCCTTTTGTCCTGTAAAATCTTCCCACCTTTTAATAATTACATCTACATAATGAGGGTCAAGTTCCATTCCATAACATATTCTATCTATTTTTTGACAAGCAATTAATGTTGAACCAGAACCTAAGAAACCATCATAAATAATTTTAAAATCAGTAAACTTTTTGAATATGTCGGTAAATAAAGCAACAGGTTTTTGGGTTGGGTGTACTCTTGATTTTAATTCATCTTTTCTATTACCTTTTCTTGATAAACCATTCCATAGATGTCTAAATACTTTAACACCGCCTTTAGAAAATGAAGTCCAACCCATTTCTGCTTCTGAAAAATTACCTGTCATTTCTTTATCCCATATAATCCAACATCTACTAGGGTATAAAAAATCTGTAAAATAATTACCACCCCATAAGATAATATTTTTTAATTCTAAACTATTACATATTTCATAAAACTTTTTTGCAGTTTCTGTTGTATTGTCACCTATTATTTTTGAATATGTTTTAGATGCTATTATTTTTTGATTTCTATCTACAGCTTCTTGACCACCGCCTATTTTTCCAAATGTAGCAGGTTTATCACCAACTACTTTATTAGACCTAACTACATCAATTCCGTAAGGTGGGTCTGTAAATACCAAATCTATTTTTTTATCTAATAATCTTTTTGTTTGTTCTAAATCTGTACTATCCCCACACATCAATCTATGTTCACCAAGTTTATAAATATCGCCTAGTTGTGCTTGGGGTTCTTCTGGTGTTTCTGGAACTGCATCTTCATCTGTTAGTCCTTCTTTCTCACCTACAATTATTTTTTCTAATTCATCAGGGTCAAATCCTGTTAGTTCTAAATCATAATTATTATCTAGTAGGTCAGTAAACTCTTGAATTAATAATCCCATATCCCAATCAGAATATTCATTAGTTTTATTATCAGCTATTCTATATGCCTTAGCTTTTTCTGGTGGTAAGTCAGCAATAGTGACAGGAATAGTTTTTAGGTTTAAAGACTTAGCGGCTTCATACCTACCATGTCCGACTATAATCACTCCTGCTCTATCTACGACTATGGGTTGTTGAAATCCAAATTCTTTAATTGATTGTGCAACTTTGTTTATATCATATTTGTGTCTAGGGTTTTTCTGATAAGGCTTAATATCGCTTATCGCTTTATCTTGAACTATCATTAGTGATAAGTGACTTCTGGTTGTAATTTAAAACCCATCATATCCATAACATACTGTAAACTTTGTTCTGCATCTTCTTTGGTTTCAAATACTCCGTAATTAACAAAGGCGGAATAAGTACCATCATCATTATTTACTATGATGTAATTCTGTGGTTTTTGCATATCTGATTTACTCATTTAACAATTTAAAGATAACAATTAATTCTTATATTCCAACCATGAATGTTTACCATATTACTAACAAATCTATCAGTTTTTTTCTTAACTTGTTCAAGTTTGATACTGCTCCTAAAGGCATTGACCAGTTTGTAGAAGTAGAGTTTAGAAAGCAAGATAGGGAGTGGGCGAAACTCCATTTTATGTCTCGCCATTCGCAATAGCTTTATCTAGTTCTTCAATATAACTAACTGACCAAGATAAAGGCTTAATGCCTTTTTTACGCATATCTATATCACCTTTTAACTTCCATTCTCGCATTTCCTCATCTGATTTTTCTTTAACAGGTGTCACTTCAAGATATATCTTTTTCCTCAAGAACCGCTCTAGTGCCTTGTAATAGTCACCTTTTTGGTTTCTATAGGTGACGTACTTATCCCCTACTGATTGTTTTTGTGTATCATCTAGTTTTTTCCATTGTTGAAAGCTATCCCACTTTACTGACCTAGTATCTTTATAATCTAAAACATACTTTCGCCAGAAAGTATCAAACTCCTGCGTATATATATTTGATTTATGATTAATGGTTGGTGTGTTAGTGTGTTCGTGTGTTAGTGTGTTAGCATTGCGTTCGGATATGCGTTCGTTATGCGTTCTCATTGCGTTTGCATCACCCCATCTAGCCTCTGCTGACTTGACTGCTTTTTGATGTTTATCTTTCGCTTTTTCTATCTCTAAGTCACATCTCTTGTTGCGAATTTTGCCATCATCAATATAGATTTTGTCTTTGTTGATTAGTTCAGCTTTGATTTTAGCTATATCTTCATAAAAGGGTCTAGCCACTTGTTCCCAAGTCACTTCATCATCAAATAACTTATTATCCTGAACGTAAATTAAATCGCAAATTCTGCGATAGGCTAGTTCAGCTTTACCTGTAAGTGTAGAACAACCTGTCCACATGTCGTTTGGACAATATTGCACGAATATCATTTTCTTTGTCATAATTACCTCCGTTATAACATCTAATACATTTATGCTCATTTGTGTACTGTGAAATCTTTATAGACATGAATTTAGTATATTTACGACTACAGTCTATACACTTCACAGATTCTTTTTGGCTTTTTGTAATTTTAGTCACTATTTTACTAAATCAGCGATAGGCACTAAAACCATATCAGAATTTTCACCACCATTGACTATATTGCCTTGTTGATAGTGATATTTAGCCAATATTTTTAGTTTCTCAGTAGGGATAAATATAATACCTTCCGTAAATCCGTTAGCATCTAAGATAAAGGCGTGATATTCAGCTTGGGTGGTAGATATTCCAGATGGTTTTCCTCTAGATTTAAATTCAACAGCTAACCTTCCAGATTTTTTCCAAATAGAATCAGTTTTAATTTCTAATTTATATTTACCTATAATATCTCTTAATTCTTTTTCTCTTATTTCAGCTTTTGCTAAATCAAGGTCAAATCTGTTATCTTTATTAAACATTAAATCCCCCAAATCTCTTTTCTAGCTTTATATAAATGTTTACTACGCCAAATAAAGTCATCCATTTTAGGTTGGTAGATATAAGCAAAGTCTTTCGGTGTATTACATAATTCTAAAACTTTGTTCATGCTTTTTAATCCATTGTTAATTTCAATCTCATATTCCTCAGTAAATTCTATAGGTTCAAGATGTGATTTAGCAGGAGTGACGATAAATAAAAAACATTCAACTTCCATTGGTATAGGTCTCTAGTAGAGCCTTACGATAAAACCATTGTTGTAATTTATCATAATGGTTGATAGCTCATTCTGCCTTTAGTCTTTAGGTCATACATAAAAAGTTTGTCATCTTTCTTGTAAACAAAATCACTAAATCCTCTAAAAGGTATTCCAAGAACTTCTGTAAATAGTTCTTCTTGATAAGAATGTAATTCTTTATCAGCTACTATTTCTTTAAAAGCTTTAGTTTGTTCAAACATCTTAGGTATTAAATCAAGATATTTTTCTACATCATCTCTATTAGGGATAATCTAAAGTTTCTTTTTTAAATTTAGTTAAGTATTCAGCTTGATTAACTTCCTTACCATTTAGGTAGTCCATTAGCATAGGCTCAACAGTATTACCTGCCATAGCAGGTGGTGATGATGTACCTAATCTTTTATAGATTTTTTCTATAATAAATTGGACAAGTATAGTTTCTATATCCATTTAACTTGCTTGGTGACATAGGGAGTAAATCCCATTTCTTAAAGTTTTCTAGTTTCATTATACTCCTCCCAGAGTTCATCTGCATAGACTTTTGGGTCTATATTTATTTCTTCCCAATATACTCTTTCACCTCTTTTATGAAAGATAGAATGACAAGTAAAACATAATGGTATTCCTACACTGTCATCTCTAATCATAGCACCTACTCGGTACTTACCTTGCAAGTGATGAAATTGTAATTGAGAATAATTTAATCTTCCTTCTAAATTACAAATATAGCAGGGGTGATTTTCTACCACCCACTGCATATATTTCTTATCCTTAATTATTTTAGAATGGCGGTTTGTCAGTTTTTTCTACCTTTACTTCACCTTCATTAATTAAGAATGTATTAGCTTCAATTTTAATTGAAACCATATCAGTAGGCTTCCCATTATTAGTTTGGTCTTTCTTCCATAAAGCTACTTCATAAGGAATACCTGCTGTTAAAGTGACATCACTATCAAATACAACTTTTGCATTTTTATATAGTGGTTGATTATCACCTTCTGTCTTTCTATCGTTCTTAAATAAATTTAACCAGTTTGCCATTTATAAACCTCCTTTGGTTTGTGTTGTTGGTTGTTGTTTAACATTTGATGCTATGTTCCCATCATCATCAAAATCTGCTTCTAAGTTCAGCATTGATTGAATGTGATATCTTCTAAAGTAAGTGATACCAGAGCCAATCTGTTGGGGTGTGCTTTGAATTGTACCGATAGCTGATTTAGAGTTTATAGATTCATCAGTATCAATATGCGTTATTGTTGTTGTTAAATACTGAATGTTATCTTCAAAGTTTAGAGTGTAATGTAAAGATAATTTATTTTTGTAAAGTGCATCCTTACAAGATTTAAAAATATCTTCTAGTGTAGAATAAGTATGAACACCATTTTGTGTTTTAAAAAAATTATTCTTTCCACTTTTTTCTAAAGTATTGAAGTTTTGTTTGGCGTTCTCTAACGCCTCTAGTAGTTTTGACATATTAGACCTCCTGTCTTAGTCATCTGATAATATACTATGACCCCTATTAGTCATGCATTTATTTACCATTCGTTTATAGTCGTATTCCCACTTATCTGGAAACCAAAGAAGTGAGGGTCGCACATACCAGTTATAGACAGCTTTACTAGCCTCAATAACATTTGATGTATTTTCTTTAGCGATTGCTCGGCAAGTTTGCAAATCATCATTAAAGCGATAAGCAACTTTCTCACCTTGATTACCCCTGCTATCATTTATCGGAGTGTAAGTGCAAGATACTATTAGCAACATACTCACTAATAACTTTAACATCTATTTCCTCCTGTTTAAATCTGCATAAGGGATAATGCTTATATCCATAATTAATATACAACTTAGCTATTAATGGGATAAATGATTTTAGTTCTGGTTTCATTGGGTATATCCTCCTGTTCGTCTACATATCCTTGAATTACACATTCAGGACATTGATTAACATGATTATCTTCATCAATGTAATAATCATTTCCTAAACATATTTTACATACATCTTCTTTCATTATTTACCTCCAAATGTATTGTTTACTGCAAACGTAAAAGCATCTGTTAATGTCATAGACAAACCCATTTGTTTTAAAGTTTCTCTAATCTTAACAACATCTTTTTTTCTTACTTTAATGGTCGTAAACATTTCTGTAGTTGTTTGTTTACCACCAAACTTTAGTATTCTAGCTTTGATGTCAGTCATTATTTCCTCCTTTCCCATATTAAATAAAACTCGTGTATTAACCATAAGAACCCTGCAATCATTCCTATGTGTGCGAATGTAGTTAGTGCTAAATTAATCATTATTGTACCTCCCATTCTTGTTTATCTCTGTTGTAGTTCCATTTATCTTCTAATTTTACGTTATGGGGTATGAAGTTTTGAATGTGAACTTCTTTACCAGTAGCATCTAATGCCCAAGTCATATCAACTTTAATTCTCTTTGGTGTGAAACCAACAACAACACAACCACCTATCCACATTTCGTGTTGTTTGTGCCATTTAACATAAACTTTATCTCGTTTTTCATTTTTGTTTCTCCTGTGTTTTTGTTCATATCTATTTTATAATTTATTTATAACTATTTGTCAAATCTTTTTATAACTTTTTTTATAATTATTTGGTGATTGAATTTTTAAGAGAAAGTATTAGATTTTAGCTAGTGTTTTTAGTTTAAAACATTTTCTTTTAACACTATTCCTCCTGTGTGGGGTGATTTTAACAGTCACCCCACTATAACCTCACAAAAAGATTAAATGCCTACTGTAAGTGCCTTAAAAAGGGGTTTTTTGGGTATAATTATGGGTACTTCCCACCTTAGTTCTCGTTCAATAGTAGACTTAATGATAGAATGTCCCAGAACCTGCACAATCTTGACCCCACATGGTCGTAAGGGAGTAAGCTATTTCATTTTCTTCTAGGAGTTTGCCTACTACCTTTCATAATGTTATTTTCTGGATTTAAGTCAGCTAAGATTTCTTTGTATTCTTGCCAAGAGTTGGTGGATGATGAATGGTCGTAAAATTCTAGGTAGAGTATTGTTTCAGTTTTTTTTTTCACTATAATAATCCTAACAAACGAAAGGAAAAGTTTGTGTATATAATTAAAGGCAAGGTGTTAATCATCTTGCCTTTTTTAATTTACCTATTCTCAACTTGGGTTTCTTAATGGGTATTTTACCGAAAGTTAATTTTTTAAATGTTCTACCTTTACTACCGATTATTCTAGGTTTGATTAAAACTGATAGGGTGGCGGTGGTGGTAATCATTAGTGCATTAAGTTATGTCCACAATAGACAACTACTAACACAACAATTAACTTCCATAGATTAGACCAAGTCCAATAAGGGTCTGCCCAATCAAGGAGTGCTTCTATAGGTTTCCAAATAAGTTTTTTCATTTGCTTATACCTTTCTGTTTCTCATACGTTCTGAGTGTAGCCATGCCTAAGAGGCTCATGACCAATGGCATTAAAACACCCATATCTAAAGTTGGCAATGGTAAAGTTTCAACTTCAAATACTGCAAGGAAAAACATAATAAATTGTTTTAAAACAAATTCCCAAAAGATTGCTAAGGCACAACTGAATCCTATGAGGGGTCGCCAAATTCTTTGTAATAGTCCACCTAAACCTGTAGCAGTAGATTTAGCATCAGCAAGGTTTATATCTGTCTGTGCTTTGTTTAATGCGTTATCTAATTCTTTGAGTTTTATTTTTGCTTGTGCTTTTTCTTCTTCTGAAGTGTGAAGTTCATCAACTATCTTTCCAACACTATCTACTAAACCGCCACCTAATAATTTACTAAGCATTTATCTCACCCATCTTATCTGATAAATTTTTTGCTCTTGCAGGAACTTGTCTTGCCCACTTACTATCAAGCATTTCAGATTTCGCTAATGAGAAATTATTTTCTTTTAAAGCGGCTTGGAACTTTCTAAAACCTGATAATCTTGGATAGCCTAATTGAAATGAAAGTTCTACGACTATTTCAAATGCTTCTTCTGGAATACTATCTTCATCAATAAATTTTTTTGCATCTTTAATAGCTACTTCAAGGTCACTATCTAATATTTTCATAACCTCATCCATAGTAAGTTCTTTTTCTAGTAGATATTCTTCTTCAGGTAGTTTTATCAAATGTCCTACCGCAGTGGTCATGGCGGAAGCACCTAAAATGGGGTCGGCATAGGCTTTGTAGCGGATGCCTTCATGAGCAATAACGCTCTCTCTTAATCTATTAATATCCATTCTTCTTTTTAACCTTTGGTAGTAATTCTGTCAAAATCTTACTGATGTCTTGTTGTAAGACGTTCAAATAACCTATGTGCATATCTATGCTATTTCTTTCTGTTATTTCGTCTTTTTCTTCATTCGTCATTGTTAGTCGTATTTCTTTTCCTACTTTAATTATTCTCATTCTGCCTCCTTAATCTAATACTTCATTGAGAATGGTTGTTATTATATTATCACCTTCATAACTAATCAATTCACACATCTTATTTTCATAAACATATAACAAATTGACATTAAGGCGTTTTTGTTCGTCTGATAATACCCTGCGGATAGTAGAACCCATCCTAGCACCGCTCATTCTAATACTAGCGGTTTTAACATCTACTAAAAGAATTTCCCCTGTATCTGGTTTGATGGCTACTAAATCTACTGCGGATTGAACTGATTTTTTGGTATAAACAAAATATCCTGCTTTGGTTAAATAATATTCAGCAATAAGTTCGGATGCTACACCTTTTTGCTGTTTCTCATCCATTTAAAATTTTTTAATAAGTAGTTGGAGTAATATCAATACAGGATAAAAAATATTTACGAATATTTTGTTCATCTAACATAGACTTTAATTGTATTCCTTGATTTTTGCAATCCTCTACAGATTGATGTTGTTCGTTTACACTGACACATTCACCATTAAGACAAAACCACCCTAATAGGAATATAATTTTAGACATTAAAGAAGTAAGTCTTTAACAAGCATAAATAATTGACTAAAAACACCTACAGCAACAGTATAACCAACAATTTTTATATTACGGATATCAGCTTCAATATGCTTGAGGTGGTTTGTTTTGATAACTTGGATATCCTTTTGTATTAAGGCTATCTCTTTATCAAGTTTATTTATTTTATCCGTTTGTGATGCCATTTAAATTACTGTTTAACTTTACCTGAGCCTGTTTGTCAAATGTTTCTGCTATCTCAATATCTTTAGCATATTTTTCTTTATATTCAGCTTTTGCTCTTTGCTTTCTTGCAACATCATCCATAGTCATTCCAGATATTTCTCTGTGTAAAGCTTGATTTTTTTCTGCCCAATTATCTAATCTTTCAAGGTAGAGTTGTTCCCTAATCTTAGCTTCTTTGACTTCTTCCCTTGCTTCTCTTAATTCTTTTTTTGCTTTCTTTAGTTGTTCTTGTAGTTCTTCTTGTGTTGCCATTTATTTTACTCCTGATAATGGGTTGTTTAATGCTTTTCTTATCTTATCATCTATTTCTTTTTCTAAAATCTTAAAATCAGTAGATATTTCTCTTTCATTCGCTTTTACTCTATCTTCAATATCATTAACTACTTTATCTATGGCTCTTATATCGGTTTTCATAGTCTTAATATCATCTCGTAAGTCATTCTTTAATGAAGTGGCTACATCATTAACCAAACTAACTTCTTCTAATACCATTGAAACTTCTGATTTAAGAACTGCAATCTGTTCATCAATATGGCTTAAATCTGGTGCAGTATATCCTTCTATCTTGGCTTTCATATCAAGGTAGTCATCATAGAATTTGTATCCTGTCCAACCACCGCCAATAATTGCACCCATTAAAGATAAGATAATAAAGAACTTACCACCTTTAAACTTCATTCCTTGATATTCTACTTCCATTGTAAATCTACCAATTCATTGTGTCCTAAATCATTATTCATAAACAAATTATACATCAAAATATTATTATCAATTATTTCACCATCTGGCAAAGTTCTATTGTCAAAAAATCCTTGTATCTGTGGTAGCTGAGGTTGGTCAAAGAAACTTTTACTATCAGCTAATACCTGCATGACGATTAAAGTCTTTGTTTGATTGTTGGCATCATATTTACCCTTATCACCCATTTTCTTGACTATCTTGTTGGCTTTTTCTTGTTTGGTTTCTTTTACTTCTTCTTTGGGTTCTTCTTTTGTTTCTTCAACAGGCTCATCTACAGGCTCGTCAACCTTTACAACTTCAACTTCTTCTACAGTTTCTTCTACAATTTCTTCTACGACTTCTTCCATTTCAACTTCTATGATTTCTTCCATAGGTGCTTCTTCTATTTTTATTTCTTCAATAACAGGTGCTTCTATTTCTGCTTCAATAGTTTCATAAGATATTTCCATTGGCTCAGCTTCTATAGGCTCAAACATAATAAAATCATCTTGTTTAGATACATCATTGAATTTAAATACATCTTCAGCGACATCAATTAATTCTGGTTGGTCTAGGTTTAAAGCAATAAAAGTTTCTATCTTTGTAATTTCTTGAGTAATGATTGTTTCAATAACATTATATAAAACATTAATACTCACATCATCAAATAGAACTCCCACCGCTAGATTAATATCTCTACCCCCTACTTCAATAATGAGATTAGTTATCTTTCCTGAGAAATCAAAATTACCTTGATATTGTTGATATCCACTATTAAAACCTGAAGCTGATAAAACATCAGTACCATTAAAGACTTCCGTATTTCCATTTCTACCAATGACTTTCATATAAACACTATCTTGTTCATCTTGTTTATCTACTTTGATTGTATATTCAGTAGTACCACCATAATTAATATCTAGTTCTGAAATATCTACTTGCTGATAAAAGGTGGTTAAATTACTGTCTGTAATCTCAGCACATTTATCTGTTCCTAATTCATTACAATAACTACCAGAAGGCATTGAGGCACTACCCTGCCCACCCCAATCAATATCCATATCACCCTCTTTTGATGTAGAAACAAATCCATTACTGCCATCTAATATATCCCCACTATCTTCATTTGTGACTGTAGTTGTTGTTGTAGTGGTTGTGGTAGTTTCGGTTATATAGATACCTGTGCTATCAGTTTCTTCTTCAATGACTTTTTCTTCAGTAATTATATCTGTCACTAAGGGAGTACATAAACCTATAGTGTCAGTAGAGCAATCTTCAGCTTTAGAATATGAGAAGCAAACTAAGAGCCATAAGAGCAAAATTTTTAAGACCATCATTATCTACCTCTTTTGTTTCTTGAACTGTTTGGGTTTTTTGGAATTGTGCTTTTACAACACTACCTTCTGGAATTAATTTTTGTCCTTCTTCAGTCATCCAACCATCAACTGCGTCTTGTCCAATCAAACCACCTATGTAAGGACAACTTGTGCCAGAAAAATGCATAGCATCAAAAACTCTTGCGTCTTGGCATAGAATAGAAACACCTGCAACTTTCATTCCCATTGAGTAAAGACTTCGTGCTAGTTTAATTCTTTCACAATTAAGGTCTGTTATTGTAGTGCCACCTGATGCACCAATATAAGGTAGTTGAATTGCACCAACACTTGAAGTCTTGCATACATCACTATTGACTATATTGATAGCAGGTGAATTAGCAGTGGGGGGTGTGTTATTAACGACAGTAGAACTAACTGTATTCGTTTCAGCTTTAATATCTGTGAATGTTGCTACAAGAGTAAATAGAAATAAAATTGAAACTAATAGTTTCATAGCCTTATGGCTTTGTTGGAAAGACTACTGCTTTTACTTCTTCAACAGTAGTAAGATTTTCTGTTATATCTCTAAGTTCTTGTCTATATGTTTTCCAAGCAGTTGAGATTGTTGCACCTGTTTCTTTTGCTTTAATAACTATGTAATCAGTTTCAGACAATAATGTATTTCTTTTTTGTCTTAAATTATCTAATGCTCTATCTAATGCTCCATCATTCCATGCTTTTTCTTCTGCTTGTTTTAATGCTAATTCTTCAGAAGTCATATCTTCTACGACTGGTGTACCTAATCCAATGGCTGTAACTTTTTTCATTATTCTTTTATCCCCCAACATTGTATATCAACTGAATCACCATTACCTGTATTTTGAGTTAGTTGAAATCCGTCAAAAGAAGTTGTGGCATCAAACATTCCACCCCCGAAATGAAATCGCTTAGCTCCGTCTGAGCTCCTTTTATCATTAAAAGAAGCTGTAATATGTGTATAGGTAGCTGTACTAAAAGGATTAAATATATACATAAACCCTTGAGCACCTTGTGCATCTGTCGACTCAGAACTTTCAGCTAAACGAATATGGTCATTATTAGCATCATTTGAGTTTGCAATATTACCATCTTGAATACCAATTCTAAAATAAGCTTGGTAATTAGATTGTGAGTTTGTAGAGCCTCCAGTTCTAAATCTTAGTCTAAGGTCTTGACCATCAGCCGCCATTGAATATTTAAAAGTTACAAAATAATTTTTGTAAGTAGAACTAAAAACACTATCCAAACTATAACTTCCTGCATCTGTAGTGCTTGTCAAAGAGCCTGTTTTAATTAAAGCACCTCCACCTGCACCTGTGACTGTACCTGTAAAGGTGTAGTCATCAGCTAAATTCATAGATTCAGATTTTATTTTAATTAATGCCATATTTACCTCTTAGGATATTTGTCCTTGATTGATTGTATTCTAGTCTGTTCTGCTTCTAAACCATTTTCTATAATATTTTCCATTTGGCTTTCAGCACTTCCGTATTCTGCTTTGCGTTTTGCAATTTGACCTAGATTATATTCATAATCATCTGCTTGTGTTTCTAATGCGTCTAGTTGTGCTTGTGTAGGTTGAGCAGTATCTAAATTCCATTCATCAATATATGCACCTTGTCCTTCATCTTTTAAAATTACATCAGATTTAAAATCAATATCTGCGTTTACATATAATTTAATTTTTGTAGATAATTCTGCCATGTTATGCTCCTATTAGTTTATATCCACCAAACTGTGTATAAATTGGATTTGATGGAAACGACTGACCAGTTATTGTAGTTCCACTACCAAAATCTGTATAAATTTGTACTGTAAAGTAATCATCTGTATCACTATCTACTATACAAGAGGTATACATACTTGGGTTTCTATCTGAACTACTATTCAGTGCTATATGTTTTACCCTAGATAAAACAGTACTATCATTTTTTCTAATATCAAATTCAGTAGTAGCTTGGTCGTGAATTGCTTGAATGTTACATTGTGCAAATAAAAAATATTTACCACTTTCCGTAGGTGTAAATTTATAAGTTGAAGTATCAAATTTATTATCTGTATCATAAACTTCTGCATTAAATTGTACTTTAGTAGCAGTAGCGCCACTAACTGATTGTCCTGTATTTCTGTATGCTAAAAATGAAGGTGTATTACTTCCACCAACACCTGTTAAGAAATTTGCTCTAGTCATTTTTCTAAGAGCAGTCGCACTATCATCATAAATTAATAAACTGTCACTATCGTTAGCTGATGTTTCAGCAGTTTGACCTGTAATAGATGTAGTTGCTAATTTAGATGCTGAGATAGTTGCATCACTTGGTACTCCAATATCTAAAACATTTCCTAATGCCATAATAAAATCAATAGTGTCAGATGAACTTAATGCTGAAGCAAATGTAATTGTTGAACTGCTCACTGTAAAAGAATCAGTCGGTGCTTGGATTACCCCATTTACAGATACGATTAAATGATTAACGCTTTCTGGAACAAAGTTAGCACTATCTAATTGCATAGTGTAAGCAGTGCTTCCGTCACAAGTAATACTATCTAGCTTGTGATATGCTCCGATTTGGGGGGTACGACCTATATAACTCATAATCCGAATGTGTCCTTTATCTCATCAACTGTCAAACCTAAATCTTGTAATTTTTGTTTAGCTGATGTTTTGTTGTTTTCTTTATCAATGATTGCTTGGTCATAGTCAGCTTGTAGCTGAGCCAATCCGTCAATACATTCTTGTTCTGTTGGTTTAGTTTTTGTGTCATCAAGGATAACTAAGTTTGCATAAATTTTGTTTTTACTATCACTCCACCCAAACCATTGTCCTAAATGTAAAGATACTAAATAATCTTCAATATGATTTGGTCTAATTTTAACTTTCATTTTATGTATCTCCCAATCTAATAAAATTCATTCCTGTTAGTGTACTAGCAGTATCTCCTAATGTTTTAGCACCACTATAAGCTGCATTAATTCTAAACCTAACTTTATGTGTTGTGGTATTGGTAACATCAAAAATAAAAGATGAAAAAATACTAGTGTAATATTCTGAACCCATATTTGCTAATTGTGAATATGGTTCAGTTGCATTACTGTAGCTTGAATTATCAGTTGTAGTTTGTATTCCTGCTAAATGGTATTCTATATCCCCAGAACCTCCAGTGGCACTAACTGTAGCTAAAAAAGTAATGTAATAAATTCCTGTGCTTGGAAAAGTAAAAATACCTGATGATTGTGTCATTCCAGTTCCTAATTGACCATACCCGTCTGTATCTACTCTTTCTAAATTAGAAGCAATAGGGTCAGCATCATCAGAAAAAGTAGTAGTCAATCTCCATGAGTCTGCCATAGTAATACCTGCTGATATATTTCCACTAGCACCCAAAGCAATAGATGTTCCATTAACAGTGACTGAAGAATTAGCTAAATCTGAATTTGTAATAGTTCCGTCAGCAATATCAGTACCACTGAGGGGGATAGCAGTCGGAAAGTTTCCAATATAACCTGCCATTCTTAACTCACATCTGTTAGTAGTTGAAGGTGAATATCGCAGTTGCCAGAACTATCATCTGTTTGTGCTTGGATTTTATCAGATGTCTGTAATACAACTTTTGGTAATTCTAAAGATGAGCCACTTGGTAGTGGTACATTTTCAAATATAAATTTTCCTGCAGTTGCTGAATTATCATATTTTTTTATTGATACATTCATAGCAGTTGTGGTTGTGTTTGCTACTGTTCCTGCAATAACAAGTGATTTATTAGTTGCAGTATAAACATCAGTAAGTGTGGCATCTGTTAAACTTACTTGTGCGTCATTAAAATTATTAGCCATATTTAACTCCCTAAAGCTACTGCAAATGGAATACTGTTTGGGTCACTTTCGGTGACGCTGATACCACTTGGCAGGGTTATTGCGTTTGTTGATGTGTTGATAGAAAATAATTCTAAGCTATCAGCACCATCATATATCTTTACAGATAAAGTATTAGTAGCACTGTTGTCAATCCAAATTGTACCTGCTACTGCTGTTGTAGGTGCGGTATTACCAATATGCTGAGAATTAATTGCGTTTAATGTATCATTTAGATTACTTCTAAAAGTTCCAAACGCTACGTTATCTATTGTAATTTGAGAAACTTGCGACATTACTTTTTAATACCTTATATTCATTATGATTTCAACCCATAACCATTAGCTTGATAGTCAAAAGTTCTTGAGATAGCAGAATTACTAGAATTATAGAAAGTCACATCAAAGCCAGATGTAGATTTATTAGCTACTACAAAGTAATCTCCACTAGCCATATCTTGACCTGTAATATTGACATTAGGGTTAGCATAGAATGGATTTGTGAAGGTGACATTATATGTTCCTGTTCCACTAGCTATATCATCACCTGTTTCTTGTCTATTCTGTAAGTTTAAAGATACAGTTAATCCTTTCACCAAGGCTCTTGATTGATTATTTAAGCTGATTAGTCTGGCTCTAAATTTAAAATATTTACCTTTAAATGTTCCCTGTTGGGCAACACTTGTAAATGTAGAGATGTCATCAAGGCTAGTTTCACTTGCTCCTATCTGAATATTAGTTCCTGCATTTGTAGGTAGATTTCCGTCAAATGGTGCTTTGGCATTTTCAAATAAATCCTCATTACGACCAAAATCAAATAAATCGTATGGGTCATCAGAAATCATATCTAATTGAATTTTAAATGTAGCATCATAAATAAATGGCAAAGTAAAAGTTGAACTAAAATCATAAAAACCACTTCCTATAATATTCTTATTAATGCCACCTGTTTCAAATACATAATTAGCGTCTACATCACCAAAATTACCCACACCTTCATCAAACTTACTAATTGTGTCTAGGGTTATCACATTATCACCTGTAATAGTTCCTGTGTCTGTTCTTTTAAATGTGTTGGTAAAACTACCTGCAAAATTAGGGTGTTCTGATATAGAGTTAATTAACTTATATCCTTGAGTGGTGACATTTGAAGATACTATTAATGAAGGCTCTAAACTTTCATTACCTAGTTTATCAATAGCTTTAATACCTAATGTAAAAGGTGCATCAATTTTATTTAAGATAATACTGTTCGCACTTCTTCTAGGCACACGAACTAAATCAGTAGAATTAAACCATTGATAACCACTAGATACTTTTTGATAGCGTATTTCATAGGATTCAACATCAAGGTCGGCAACAGGCAACCAAGATAACTGCATTTGGTCACTACCTATTAATGATATTGAAAATTCTTCTACATTGGCAGGTGGCTCGGTAGCACCAATTACCTTCCTTGTACCTGTGATATAAGCTGATTTAACACCTAAACTATTAATACCTCTTGCTCTTACTTCATAAGTTCCACCATCTACTGCATTTAATAATTGATACTCTAAAGACTTACCTTGAGATACTATTCTAAAATCATCAACTACCGCATCACCATTCCTATTTAAAGTTTGTTTTACTTCAATTTCATAATCATCAACAAATCTGTCAGTAGAAGCACCCACAGTTATTAATAATCTAGTGATGACTGTTCCATCATTCAATTCTTGTAAATCATCAGATAAGGTTAATGACGAAGGTGGTTGTACTGTAAAGGGGTCTGGTAGGTTTGTATCACCAATAGTCACTACTTCGTTAATGGTGCTAAATGTGTACCAACTGTCTTGGTGTTCTTGCAAAGATAGACTAGCAGTAAAATTTGCATTTAGCGTCATACCACTTACTCTAAATGGTTTATTTGTCATTCCTAATATTGTTGAACTAACATTAACGATATCACCAATAGCTAAATCTAATCCTTCATAATTAACAGTAAGTCCTAATTTTAAATTGTTTCTACTTCTTTGAAGCACAATTTTTCCAAATTCATGAGCCTGATAAGGTGAGTTAATTGTATCTAGTGTAATATTTCCTTCTTGTAAGAAACCACCATCAGCAGTTTTTAGTGTGTCATGGTCTGTATCATAAACAATGGTATCTGGTTGATAGTTCTTTTCAGGATTAACAAAGTTTACTAAAACACGATTGTATTTTTGGTCTTTTCTTTCACTTTCTAATTTTACACCGCCTATAATATTATCTTCATTTAAAGTAAAGTTTGCAGTGCCTGTGCTTTCTATTAAAAGTTTATATTGACCTTGAGCATAAGGCAATAAACCTCTCATACCTCTTAAAAGAGTTTTAACGTTATCTAATATTTTTTTATTAGTATTTAAGACTGCATTACATTCAAATAATTTTCCTGTTGTTCCTGTGTAATAATTGACTGTTGTATCTGCTATTTGTGAAGCTGAATAAAAGCTAGGTATATCTAATTCAGTTAATGGAATACCTTTTCCATATCTTTCATTTCTCATAAAATCTAAAAGAACAAATGCAGGATTAGTAGAGTATTGTCCTGTGGTTTCATTACTACTACCATCAAAAGTAGAAATCTTTTTACCTTGAACTTTTACTTTGATATTGGGAATACCTGAATATTTATCTGCATCCCATTCAAATCTGAAGGCTACATAACAAACTCCAGATAATTTATGATTACTACCCCAATTCGTAAGTGTTGATAATAAACTAGATGCTGATTGTCCATCTGTACCATAAAAAGGTTGCACCTTAATAGTTGTTCCATATTGACTATCGTTAGAAGTTATTTCTGTACCATTAGCAAAAACACCACTAAAAGTCACTGTATCATCATTAACTTGGATTTCTGTGACTGCATTAATCTCACCCTCACATAAAACTAATGCTATATAAAGGTAGGTATTATCATTTCCACTCGTCTCAATAAAACAGCGAGTACCTCCAAGTAATCTTTCACCATAAACTACAGGGATTTGTGCATTATTAGACTGTTTATTAAGTAGAGTACCTCTAATTTCCTCTACTTCTGGTGTGTCTGGTATTTCAGGTATATCTATAAACCAAGATACAACTTTCTGTGCGATTTGTTGAATACCTTTGACTATTTGTGCCATTTATTACTTACCTTCATAATTCTATTATTTCTAAATGCTTTTACCCAAATAGCATTATCATATTTTAATTGTTTAAAGAAATATCGTTTGCACCAATTAACCATATCTAAAATATTTTTACTACTAACAAAATTGGCTAAACATAAATTGTCACCACAGTTCCAATTAGTTTGGTCTATAATTGCATGATTTATAAATTTTGTTTTTTGTATTTCATTTAAAAATGCCCAATTTACAAATCCTGTAATTTCATCATCTTTGAATATCTTATATTGATTGAGTTCATAACTAGGTTGTATGTGTGCTTTTAAATTTTCTTCAGAGTATTCTTGATATTCTTTAAATTTTTTTAAAAAATTAATAATTTCAATCAAGACCTACCCCATTTTATATCTTGAACAGTTGTACCAGCAAATTCAAAGCCTCTGTCACTAGGAAAAAATCGTTGTTGGCTTCCTTCGTTTGTTTTTCTTCCTGCTATTCTACTAAAATCTGAAAAATGAGATGTGCATATTAATGATATAATAGATTTATCAGTATCAATTCTAAAACTCTCAATATAACCTTTGTCATAGTTGTAAGTATCAATTAAAGCATCTGTGCTATTTAATAATCCAATATCAATATTGACTATATCATTGGCTACATTGTTATTTAAAATAATAGATGTAAATGCACCATCTACCGCTGATAGATTAACTGTAAAATTAGAAACATTTATTTCAGCACTTTCCGTTTTATTGGTAATAGATAATAAATGCCCACTTGCAGTATAACTATTAGAATTATGAGTTATGTCTTTGTAGTGATTTGTAATTCTTTGTGGTGTTGGAAATAATATTTCTACTAAGAGAATAGGCTTAATATTTTGATTTGCTAATTCAGTTTTTAAAGCACTAGATAAACCTCTAGCCATTACAATGCCTCTATAAAATCAACTTCAAATTTATATAAATCTATATCGTCAGTATTAAACTGTTGAATGTCATTAGTTAGTCTTACTGTAAAGGGAACATTATCATAAGTTATTGTGGCATCATCAGCTAAGTTCTCTCGTAATGGTGGCTCTATTGTTAGAGTAGATGCGTTCCCTGATGGAGTGACATCTTCAACAATCATATAGACTTTGCTATGGCTATCAAATTTAATTAAATCACCTGCCAAAAATGCACCTGCTGAATTATTATGATGTCCGTCTACTGCTATGGTTGTATCACCTGCGGTATGTGCTCCATTAACTGCAACATTATTTACTTCATGTCCTCTAGCACTAGATATAACTGGGGGTACTATTTGGAATGTTTCTTTTTGACTTCTTTGCTTAATTATAAATGCATAAACAGGAGCAAATTTAGTTCTTCCCATGGGTGCATATGAAGCTGAGAACTTCCATCTTTGACCATCTACTTGAACACTAAACATCTTACCACTGTCTGTCGTAGATGTGATTGTTTTTTGTTCAGAACTAAATCCTAATGCCCTGAATGTTGGTGATGTTGGATATGTGCCACTCATTAAACTAACGCCTCTTTTCCTTGACTATTTAAAGCATCATTTATCACATTAACAATAACACTTCTACGTTTAACTAATAATTCATCAAATCCTTCTGTATCATTAGCATTAATAGTAATATTAACATTTGGTGAGCCTAGTTGATTGTTGGGTACAATAGTTCCTGATGACTGAGGTACAAAAAGTTCAGGTCTACCGCCTTCACCAACCATATAAGGTTCACCTGCATTAACTCTACCGCCTGATATTCTTGGTGCAGGTGCTGAACGTATAGCCGCCACTCTTGCCGCTCCTGCCGCATAAGCCGCTCCTGCCATAGCTATGTTTAATGGGAATAAACCTGCATATTGAGCCATAACCCTTGAAGCGGTTGCATGAGCATTAATAATAGCCTGTCCAATTTGAAATGCTTGATAGGCTCTAAATGCAGTTTTATTTAATTTAGCTAAATCACTTAATGCACTATCAGTTAATCCAACTATTTCATTTTGTGCTCTTTTTTCTAATTCAACTCTTTCTTTTGCTTTTCTAATTTGGTTATCTAAAACTCTTTGCACTTCTTCATCTAATTCTCTTTGTCTTTCAATTTCAGCATGATTTATAGTTTTCATTATTTTACTATTACGAATTGCAAATTGTTGCATTCCTTTTGCCAATTCCATGTTTTTTGATAGTGCTTCACTATTTTTATCAACAATTTCTGTTTGTTCTTCTATATTTTCTTTTGCTTGTTTAAAATTATGAGAAAGATGTCCTGTTTCAACAGATACTTTTCTGATTATAGGCTCTAAAGGTGTAAACTTATAAATTAAATCATCTAATGTTTTGGCTAACTCTGGATTATTTATTCTTAAATCTTTTATAACATCATCCATTCCTGTTAGTTGATTTACAATTTCATAAATTGGTCTATTGAAGAAAGAAAAAATATCAGCAGTAGTTTTTACTGCCGCACCTAATAATAATATACCTTCTGCTAATGTAGTGCCTATTGTATTAGCTATTTCTTTAATATCTTCTGAATTAGCTTCTAAAAATTTTTTTAAATCGCCTAATTCATCAGTTAAAGTACCAATTAACTGTTCTGATATATTTTTTTGAAAATTAAACAATTCATCTTGAAGCATTGATGTTGTTCCTGTGAGGGTTTTTGCTAAATCATCTGTTGCGTTTGCAAATTTACCATCACCACTAAATGCTTTTTCAAATGCGGCAACTGTTTCATCAATAGAAACTTTTGCACCTTCTTTAAATCCTAATAAACTTCTAACACCTTTTTCTCTAAAAATATCTGCCGCACCAATACCACCAGAAAAGGCTCTTTGAATTTGTGAACCTGCGGTTGTAAAATCAAGTCCTGTGACTGCGGCTACATTACCTGTAATCTCTAATATTCTATTAAGGTCGTTTGCATCTTTGGCTACAACTGCCAAATTACCAGATGCGGCAGTAATTTCTTCTAATGAGAATGGAACTTTTGATGCGAATTTAGATAAATTATCAAAAGCTAATGTGCCTTCTTCAACTGAACCAAATAAAAATTTAAAACGAACTTGTAGATTTTCTACTTCTTTCCCTACATTAATGATAGACCTAACAGCGATACCTACACCTAATCCTATAAGTGCATTTTTAACATTTAGAATAGATTTTTTAGTATTATCTAAATTTCCTTGAACTTGATTAAGAGCCTGTTTGGATTTATCTCTTGCAATAATGTCAATATTGAGTTTTTTTGTCATTATCTTCTTTTACCTTGCATCTTCGCTTTGTTCAATGCTTTTTGTTCTTCTTCATGTTTGAGATTGTAATAGGCTATCCACATAGAAAATTCTTCTACTGGCATTTGCATTATTTCGCTAATAGTTTTATGTAGCTTTTCTGCTAAGAAAAAATGAAATCTGAAATTTGAATCAGAATTTAGTTTTTTTTTAAGTCTTTAGTATTCGTATCTGAGGAAAG